GTTTTGGTGTTAATTGGGGATATTGTGGTCGATTTATTCTCGTTGGTGATAAAAGTGTTTTCCGTTAATGGATTGATAGTTTTGGTGTTAATTGGGGATATTGTGGTCGATTTATTCTCGTTGGTGATAAAAGTGTTTTCCGTTAATGGATTGTTGGTTATGGTGCTTGTAGTTAAGTATGGTTGGAGCGAGAATTCCTTGATTAATTTCTCATGAGGGATTACCTCGGCTCCTTGGGGTAGATAGGTCAGGGACGCAGTATCCGGGGTTAAATAAGTCTTTTTGTTTTGCAGTTTGACGGCCTCCGTTCCCTTTTCTCCGACGATGGCATATTCGGCTTGTCCGGTTTTCCTCCCTTTTGCATATTCCGGGATTGGTGTGGCTATAATTGTGGCTATCTCAGCGGCACCGGTCAGGGCTACCAGGATAGCCAATACTTGCCCTACGATTGGGATATCCATTACTGCTGTAACTGCGACGGCGGTGTTTATCGTAGCGTCAGCGATAGCGAATGCCTTGTTTACTACGGCCTGGTCATGCAGTATCTTCTTTTTCTGTTTGTTCAGGCTTTCTTCCTCGGCGGCTCGTCTACGATTTATCTGGGCTTCGAGTTTTTCATTACCCTTGGCGGCAGCGAGTTCTTTATCCCATGCATCTTTGTTCTTACTTAAATTTCCATCTATCTGTGCGGCCTGGGCGTCATAATACGTTGAGACAAGTGATCCCAATGCACGGAACAGTTCCATGCTTTTCTCTTTAAGTAACTCGTTTGCCCGTTTCTCGTCCTCGATCCTCTTTGCATTATTTTCCTCATAAACACCCTCTACCTTGTTTGATATGGCGATTTTGGCCTCAGCTATTTTATTTTCCAGATCCAGGGTAGAGATGAAGGCTGTTTCCCCTTTCTCGAGGGCTTTCTTATTATATTCTTCTATCACCCCGATGAGTTTCTCCGATGCGGTGATGGTAGATTGCAGAATGTCTGCGTCATATTGTTCGTTGATCTCCTTTTCCCGGCGTTTGAATTCCTTTATCGTGATTTCCCTTCTCATTAACTGGCCCCGGATATCCTCTCTGTCTGCGAGTTTTTTTGTCGACAGTTTTGTTATGTCGGAGAGCTCAGCGATCCGGGCAGTTTCCGTGAGTTTCTGTTTCACGGTATCCATGTAAGTTTTCATCTTGTCTGCGGCGGCCTTCTCGATATCGTTTGCTTTGTCGATATATTTGAGGGTGATGGCCTCCTTCATTTTGTTCGTATCCTCCCAGGAGATAATCTTTTCCTTTGCCAGCGCATTTGTCGCTTCGAGTTCTTTTCTCATGGCAGCTTTCTGTATCGGGTCCCCTACCTGGGCGAGCTCTTCCTGTATCTGTTTTTCTGTCTTGATTCTCGAAAGTCCATCGGCGTTGATCTCGTCGATTCTCTTTTGCAGGGAGTCTTTTTCGTGTTTTTCCTGCTGCTCCAGCGAGACCATCCCGAGTTCTACCCGGATCTCGTACGATTTCTCCAGGAGTTTCTCGGCGCTTTTATTGAGTTTTTCCATCTCGGAGGCTTCCCGGTCAGCTTTTTTCTTTGCTGCGATGGCCTCACGTTTGGCTTTTTCGGCTTCGGCTACTTGCTGCCGGGTTATGATTTCTTCCTCGGTTTCGATCGGAGTTAGGTAAGTCCCCGGCGGGGCGAGGGGAATCCCTTGTGTCATTACCCCAGGTGGGGTTATTTCGGGAGTAAATGGCACCTGCGCATTCCCATATCTGGATTTTTCGATTGCAATGTTTTCCTGTAGAAGTTTGTTTTTTTCCTTCTGTTTTTCCATCTCTGCGGCCTCAATATCACGTTTAATTTGAAGCAGTCTAATCTGTTCCTTTATAGATTTTACATTACTTGCAACAGCACTATTTTCTCCATATTCTCCCCCTCCTATTTTTCTTTGTGATTGCCAGAATTTAAGACTATCCTGTAGTCTAACCATCGGATCATCAGAAAGCGAATCAGCCAGTCCCCGAAATGAAGCAGCGAGGGCATCTATAAGGTTTGTAAAGAATCCTATCGTTCCGGAGTTTGCCAGAAAGTTCTTCCATGCCTTTGCGAGTTTGTCAATACTCGCAGCCATGTTGGTATTCTTGATGTTGAACTGTTCGGTCAGGGCAGTTCCCTTTTGCATCTCAATAGCTGATAATTCCTGGCTACGGCGCAGGATATCGATATGTTGTGCTAATACTGCAAGTACCCCGGCTACCCTACGTCCTCCTGTGCCGAGGAATCCCATTTTCTTTGTTACTTCCTCCAGTCCGGTCCCTCCACGGTTGAGTCCCTGGAGTAATAGGATGAATGCTTCATTTACGTCGGTTTTGAGAAGGTGGGAAAATTCTTTTGTGCTTACTCCTGCGACCTTAGCGAATTTATCTTGTTCCTTGAACATGCGCAGGAACACCTGGCTCAATGCGGTGGCGGATACTTCGGCAGATTGACCGAGTTGGTCGAGTGTTGCACCGAATCCCATTACCTGGGCGATGTTCAGTTTTGCAAGGGGGCCTATCCCTCCGAACATCTTGGTAAATTCCACGATGTTTTCCTCCGTGGCAGTTGAGTTGTTTCCAAGCATCCTTAGAGCTGATCCGACCTTAAGTAGTGCAGTTTCAAACCCGAACTGTTCATTTACCTTAAAGATGGCGACCATTTTTCCCAGGGCGTTGACGGCTTCCTCCGCATCTCCGAGGTCACGTCCCAGGGCGACTCCTATTTGGTCGGCAGCCCGAATGAAGCCAGATACCTCTTTAATGGGCACACCGAGTTTTCCGGCCACCACACCGAGGTCCATCAAGGAATTTTGTGCGGTACGGGTATCGAAATGGCGGACCGTTTCATTAAGGGAATGGACCTGGGCTTCGGTCATCCCGGTGGTCTTTCTCACGTCGGCCATCGCGTCGGAAAGTTGGGCGTTGTAATCAATCACCTTTTTTATGGAGTATAACGTCCCGGCCAGGGCAGCGATGTATCCTCCTATGGTGGCTATCATAGCCCCGATTCCGCTTTTATTACCATCGGTTCCGACGAATGTCGACTGCATGGTGTTTTTAAACTTTTGGAAAAGGGTGGTATTGTGTTGTACCGTTACTCCGAGTCCTTCCATCGACTGGCGGTAATTTCCGACGTTGGCCTTCATGTTGGAGAGGGCGACCTTATTTTCCCGGATCTCGGTGTTCAGGGCATGGATTTTGGCCTGGAGTTTCATCCCGTTAGCAGACTCCCGGTCCTCTTTGCCGAGTTGGTCATATAAAAGGGTCAGTTCCTTAACATGTTTCTCCAGGTCAATAATAGACCCTTTGATGGAATCCATCATCCGGGCCTCGTGTTTGCGTTCAGCGGTGAGGTCTGATATCTCTTTTTTAAGACGGAATGTTTCTTTTGCTTCCTCAGATTTGAGGTCTGCGAGTTTCTTTTGCAGTCTGGCCTGTTCGTCCAGGGTGGCATTGTCTGATTTTCCCCCGGACTGTGGTTTTTTTGCTGCAGCGAGTGCGGCATTAAGTTTCTCCTGGAGTGCGGCCTGTTTGGCCAGGGAGGCGTTGAGGTCCTTGTTTGCCTTCTCGGCTTCGGTATTGGCCTTGGCCACGTCATGGAGCGCACGTGTGAGGGCCTGGGTCCCTTTGAGTCCCCCGAAGTCCATCTTGATCTGTTCGGAGTGTTTGGCAATGACGACCATCCTCTCCACGATGGAGTCGAGGGCTGAGTTGGTAGCATTAATTTGCTCCTGAATCCTCGGGATGTTGATAATATCGTCTATGCGTCCGGTGTTGGCCATTACTTTCTGTTGTTGAGTTTTTCCATCGCTTCACATTCGGCGTCATATTTTCTGCGGATGGCGCAGTATTCACTTACTGTGATCTCATTGGCATGGATGATGGAGCTCATGTATTTTCCTAATTCGGCCAGGTTTCTCTCGAAGTCGGCCTCTGTTGTTTCTTGCGTGTCCTTCCCCTCTAATTCCGCTTGCAGTTCATGTTCTCTCTCAGCCAGGGCGATATCAATGGATTTTGCTTTTGTCTGGATAGAGGCGAGGATTTTTGCATATTGTTCGGGATTTTTCGGGTCCAGGTGGCAGTTATATCCCAGGTTCTGCAGATAGGTTTCGCAGTATGGGATGTAACTTACCGATAAAACTTTCAGACATACTCTCACTCCGTTTCTCCGGTTGGTAAGCATCCCGATTTCTTTGGATAGGGCGAATAGTGTTTTGTAGGATTTGGTGTCACTCAGGTCACAAAATTCAAAGTAAATATTTCGCCATGCTTCTTCTACCAGAGCCGGGGGAACCTTACCATATTTGATCACCCTGGCGTGATTGTTATTGACATATGCGTCAATAAATGCCGACAGCATCATTTCGCTACACTTACGATAAACATTCCCCGGGAGAGACGTCGTCTGGGTTGGTACTGTTGTTTTCATCCCACATATGGAGGTTAATTCAGTGACCCATTTTGGTACGTTTTTCATGGCTGTGAGGTTGGGGTTGAGAGTTTGAGCCCTGTATGATCATCTACGGCCTTGGCATAATCGACCATGAAGCAGTCCTCGATCCATTGTTTCATATTTTCTTCATGAAGCCCATAGATCAGTTGTTGTCCCCTTCGGCTATAATACTCCTCGAGCCACTGGGCGTGTTTACCATGTGATCCCATCACGATCCCGTTACTTGTCACGGTTGCAAAGAATCCCTTATAAAATCCTCCGGTAAGTTTCAAATCCGGGTACCCCAGGCCAGGGCGTGGATTTTGTTGGTTTTTTTGCTGGGCATAATCCTCCCAGCGATATTTTTTAAAGGAATTTCCCTGGTTGTTTTCTCCAATGAACAACTGGCCCAGGTTGAGCAGGATCATCTCCTTTGTATTTGCCTGTGCGGCTTTTATGGATTCATACAGAGGATTGAATGATTTGAGGTTTTGTTGCAGATCACGGATGGTCGTCATGTGGCAGGAGCGTGAGTGAAGTCGGTTATAATTTCGCCGGTTCTGTAATAATGGGCCTCGGATTTTCGCCGGTTGATGAGTCCCTGGATTTCCTTTCCATTGTCGTATCTCCATCTGAGGAACAATTCCTCGATATCAGGATTTTCTGGCCAGAGGTTGACGGCCCGAAGCAGGGAGGATTTATAAAAGGCACCGACTCCAACGTTGTAAGTAAATGAGACCAGGGCGTCGAACATTTCGGGCGTGATCACCGATCGGACCTTCATCGAGACAAAGGATTCGGCAATTCGGATTTCATACCGCAAATAATCTACGGCCTGCTGCATGGTGATCTTATCTGTTTTTTTAACCATCTTACCAGAGGGGTATTTCGTTGTCCCATATCCAATGGTCCATACCCCTCCGGTGTCCGGGTAAGCCTGCAGTCGGCATCCTTCCCATGTTTGAATCAGTTTTACTCCGTTTGCGGTTATTTGCCTCATGGTTTAGGTGTTTCGAAGGATGTTAATCCTTTGTGGATACGCACATGGTCGGCTTCGATTTTCTCGAGTGTTTTCTCGATGAGGTTTACTTTTTTTTTCACGTCCCCGACCCCTATTTTCATGTCATCCAGGACGGATACCTTTCCTTTTACATCTTCGACCTGGACCCTTAATGACTCGATTTGCTCGGTATGTTCCCCTATTTTTTCATTAATAAACCCTCTGTTAGCTGTTTCGTCGGTATAATTCACATCGATTTTCCGGTTGATTTCGGCAAATCCGGCCCCTAAGTCTGAAAGGGCTTTCCATATCCGGATGGCATTCCCGTTGGAAATGATAAAATACCAGCCCAGGACAATCAATAAAAGGGACCCGAGTCCCACAGAGGTGTATTCGTAAAATTTAACTGATTCCTGTATCTGGAGAAGGAGCATTTTCTGTCGGGGTTTCTTTGATGATAGGTGGCGGTGGAGTTTCAATGGTTTTTTTACTCTCTTTGATTAATTTTGGAGGTGGAGCGGGTTTAACTTTTTTCGGCGCCGGTGGCTTTGTCTTTTTGATTTTTGGCGTCTTGTTAAGTTTCTCCAGTTGGGGGGCCAGGGTAAGGGCTATTTGATAGACTTCACGCAGCATTTCCCTGCGTGTTTTCAGGTCGTGTTTATGGTGGTATTCTTTCTCGGCGGCAGTGACGAAGGATTTCTCGGTGTCAAAAGACAGGACAAACACCGGGTTGAACCCGGTGTTGCCTGATTTGATGTTCAGCTTTTTCATGGCTTAGATCCTGTCTTGTGGTGACCCGTCAGTAATCGTGATCCTGTTGGATTCATACCCCGAGTTCGGAGGTCCACCAACATTTAAGCCGTCGAGGATGGCCGGGGTTTCGAGTTGGATGGTGGTGGTGGCCCCTACGGTTAAGGCAAGGTCGAAGTCCTTTGTTGCAGGATTTGCCGTCACGGAGCTGATGGTTACCTCTGTCCCAGCAGTTTCGGCGTACCATGCTGCTGCAGCATCCAGATCCGCACTGTATTGGTCGAACAAGTTGATTCTGGCTGCCTTGGTCATTAAGCGGATGAATGCATGGGTACTGCTGGAGGATACTTTTTCCAGAACAACGTCGATCAGTCCCTTTATGATGTCATTGGGATGGGAGTCGAGTTTGATGAAGTTGATGTCATCGGCCAGTTCGCTGGTATTAGCGAAGAGGATTTCGACGTTGAATCCGGCTGGCTTCGCTCCGTCATTGACTGACCATGCTTTGGCATGGAAGTCCTCGATTTCGAATCCTTTCATTCCACCGGCACCATCGTCGACACCGAACCAGGTTTTGTCGCTGTCCCAGAAAAAGAGTTTATGGGCCTTGGTCTGGTTGAAGGCCCGGAGGTTTTTCTGCAAGCCGATACCACCGGCTGTCATTGCGAAGGCCCATCCGATTTTCCCATCACGGACGAAGGTGGACACCCCGTAGTTGGATTTTACGTAGACATCTTCCTCGGTCTTGGGGGTATTGTCGGTAAACGGACCGATAGGATATCCCCTGGTTGTCGGTTCCGCCAGGATAATTTTCTGCATCTCGGTGATGAAAAGGGACGAGGTGGCGCAGTTGGCAGCCGAAACGGCATAAGTGTAGGGTACGAGCATGGCCCCGACGAACTTTTTGGGAACCATGATATTGCTTGGATTGCCGGTGTTGGCTGTTCTTAAAGGACTACCGGGATCATTTAACTTTGTCATGTCAGAGTTGGTTTATTTTATTGATTACTGATAATTGTAAATTTTGAATTTCGATTGCATCAATCAAATCCTCAAACACATTACCTTCGATGGTGTACAGTCCGTTTTTGCCCCAGGAGAAGTGATCTGTTTTTCTTCGGCGCATCTTCTGTTGGTTCTGTACCTCGTAGTATCCACTTAAAAAAATACTATCGATAAAGGCATCAAAAATTGGGTAAAGGGTCGGCTTAAAATTGATGGCGGCACGTTCTTCGCTGGAATATTTCGAATCGGTGAGCATGGCGATGATAAAGTTCAGGCTCACTTCGCTTTCTATTCCCGGGAATCTTCCTTGTTCCTCATCATAATCGGTAAACAGGGCAATAAGAGGGTATTTACGTTCTTCTTGCGTTGGGTCTCCTGTCATTGCCCGGAGGTTAGAGATTATTTCCATGGGCGAGCCAAACTGATAAAAGACTGCAATACCGGATTTGGTGGCTGTTGTGGCCACTATTTCCCGCATTTGGTCATATACATATCTGGCGTATGCCATGGGTTATACTCCGATGTTGAACATGTTGATTGTTTTCGAGATCTCTTGCAGTTCGTATTCGAACGGGTCTGGCTGGTATGGGTCAAACTCCGGGTATGTCTCGATGTTGTCCTCTAACCATTGCCAGAGCACCAGAACGTCCTCAGACATCTGGTTCCATGCCTGGACCATCTTCATCCTATTGTTTGTTTGCTGTACCGGCGTTTTAGAGTTATTGTTCGGTTGTACTTCTCCGGCGCTGGTTGTGAAAGTGATGCGGTCACGCATCACGTGGTAATACACGAAGTTTGCGGCGGGAGATAGGTATAGCGAGTTCGTGGAGTCCTCAACGAATATTTTATTTTTAAGGGCGGTCCATTTAGCAGCCGGTACGGCGGGGGCAGTGACAGTTATTCCGGCGAGGAATGCAGCAGCCAAATCTTCACCCAGGAGCATTTTCAGGAACTTCGGCTCGTATTTGGCGATAAACCATTTGAGGTTATTCGCATTGGCCGTTGCTACTGGAGACGATCCAGTGATATCTGGTATTTTGAATTCCCCGACGAAATAAGATACTGTCAGTGTGTTGGGCATTGTTACTTTTTGTTGAGATTTTCTTTAACCATTTCGTAATGTCCCAATTCTACCCCTTTTGCCGCAGCAATGGGATGGACCTCCAGGATGGTTCCGATTTTGGCGTGCGGATTTTTGTCCGTTACCTTGACCGATACCTTTTTGCGAAGGTCGATTACTGTCATTTTTTCTTTAGCCATGGTGAATGAGAGTTTAAGGTTTGATTGATATGATTATATCTGCGTTATTGCAGATTTGATATTTGCCAGGGTGTCGTAGATGAAGGCACCGGAGTCGTTGTCGGCGATAAACATATGCATCCGGCGTTCTCCGATCATGGTGACGAGGTTTTTCTCAAAGTCATCGGCTACCCATCCCACGGTGACGACGAAGTTTCCCTTTTCCCTCACCTTCATTTTCTTCATATCTCCGACCAGGACGTGCCCTACGGGGATGGATGAAGTTTGGACGATGGTAAGCCCTGCAATGGTTTGGCCATTAGCAGAGGTAAATGGAGGCAGGATATAGAGGCCCTGGTCTGTTTTTTCCATTTCCATGTTTGCGCCATCGATGGTATTGATGAAGGCGTAGTCTGGTTCAAAGAACAGGGAGCGGATCTGGGCTGCAGCGGCGAGGATGGCGTCTTTGTTGTTTGGCGAGGTGGTCGCCAGGGTGGTGGTCACAAAAAGAGAGGCCCAGTGGGTGATCCCTTCCGGTTCATCATTGAGGCCGGTTCCTGCGAGGATTGCAGCGTCGACGAGCATATCGACTTTATATTTCAGTTCGTTGTTGATATCGCCAGCTATGTTATCAACATCGTCGAGCATTTCCGTGGACACCTTGATTTTGTCGGCTACCTTTTTGATGGCCGAGGTGACGGTTTTGTATTCGAAGTCGATCAGGGGTTTTACGGCTCCTTCTGCGATCCATCCTGCGTTACCATCCGGGTTGGTTTTTTCTACCCAGATGATCAGGCGGTTTGACGTTTGGGCATAATTCACGTACTTGATCAGCGAGGGTTTTGCCCGGGCGATATCGACGACACCGGGTTCTATACCGATGGCGGGGAAATAAGTACCGGCTCCGACATTACCAGATTCGAGCATGGTTCCGGCGACTTTAAGTTCGATTTCGAAGGATGGGGCGCCAGGTTTTTTCATTTTTTCCCAGAGGTCCTTGTGCGCTTCCCGGTGGGCTTTGAGCTGGGCTGCGATGGATGGGGTGATCTCGACTTTCCCTACTTCCTTCATGGCCTTAAGTTCAAGACCCTGGGCTTTAAGTTTTTCGTTGAGACCTTCGATTTCCGTCTGCAGTTTTATAAAATGCTCATTGTCCTTGATATTCGGGGCAAATTTGGCCAGGGCAGCGTTGATGTTCTCAGTCATCTTCGTTTCGCTGATGTATCCTTTGGTGTGTTTTTCGATCTCTGAGTCGATGGACGTTTTCAAGGCGACGTAGAGGGCTTCTTCTTTTCCCTCGAGGGTTACTCCCCCGACGAGGGTGGCCATGGCGATGGTAGCTCCAATTCCCTTACGGGCATCGGTTGCGATAGAGATACCGGCTATGATGGCCAGGAGCAAACAGGCCATGATAGCGATCTTTCTGGTTCGTTTTGTTTTTAAAGTTTTCATTTATGTGGTATATTTTAAGTTATTGGTATTGAATTAATTAACTTTAATTAAAGTACCCCAGATTCGCAGGTATGATGCCGATGTTGCCTTGTATCGCTGGTATTTCACCCTGAAATATTTGGCGAAAAGGTTGACGGGTTTGAAGCTACAGGCGGCGTCGGCGGCTTTGGTACAAACCAGATCATCTGTGTACAGGTAAACGCATCCTGCGCCGGATACTGTTGGTCCTCCGTTAAGCCATTGTGTCTGTGTTGCCTGGGTGGTAGCTCCTGCATTGGTCCATTTGAACCAGTATGTGTTATCGTTACTGTATTCGATGGAGAGGTGTACAGAGTCCGAGGCTGTGTATACCAGGGGATGGATGACCTGGCAGTCGACGGAATAGATTTGGTAGAGTGTGATTGGGGTTGTTGATACTACCTTTCCGGCAGCGGCTGTCCCGGCCATGTTAAAATAGTAATACCCCGTAGTGGCGCCAGAGACCGAGTCGATCCCTTTGGCCCCGAATGCGAACTGTTTTGTGACCAGTTGGCCTTGGGAGCCGATGGCTATTAACAGAACAGCGAAAAATAAAAGGAGTTTTTTCATTGGTTGGTTAATTTGTTTAAGGTTTAAAGCGTTAATTACGTCCCTGGGACCCAAATGCCAGGATAAGTTTTTCGTAATCGATTTCCTTAACTTTTTGCGGCTCTCCTGGGTTAGGGAGTGGTGGTTTTCCCGGCTCCTTGATTTCGGCGAGTGCTAATAATTTGGATATCGATTTACGGAGGTCGTATTGATTGCGGATTTCGACGTTTCTTAGTAATTTTTCCATTTCTTCCATGGTCTGGGCCATCTGGTCGGCGGTGTTCATGCCGCGTACTTCGAGCAGCGGGGTGTTCTCATTAGCGCCGGCCACTACGGCTGATCCCTCCCAGAGTTCGATTTCCTTACAGATGAAGGCATCTTCGGTTTCGCTATAGTCCATTTTATCCCAGATATATCGGTACCCTATGCTGTGTTGGTTAAGGGTCCCGGTCTGGTATTGGGTGAGGGTGGTATCACCTTCGGGAGTCGGGTCAATGTTTGCCACGGCGATGAGGTAATCGTCATCTTCCCGGATCTCTTTGGGTGGTCCAATTGGGAGGTTGTAATTGTGATATTTGAGGTATGCGATTTTGCGGTAGGTGGAGGATTTTGGTCCCCGTTCGGATATCGATTTAGAGAAGGCCCCTTTGAGGATGATGTCTTTGTCGTCATCTTTAAATCCGAATGAATTCCAGGCCATGGTCACTTCCCGTTTATTCAGGTCTACATCGAAGGACTTCATGTCATGTGGCTTGAAGTAAATCGAGCGCATTCCCTTTTTCCGTTTCAATTCTTCGATATTCATGTCTGGGTGGTTGAGGTTGTTTGATTTGCTGGTACCTGTCCTAAGTCAGGGTTTGTGTCCGGTGTTGGCTTGGAGGGTTCGGTATAAAATGTCGAGCCGTTAAAGCGCACCGGGTCCATTTCCATTTTGCTGCGCCATTCCTCCAGGGTGATGATCTTGGCTTTGTAGGCGATGTCAAAGGCTTTGCAGATGGCTGTGAGGACGATTGCCTCGTCTTTGCGGGAGCGTTGGAAAATTTCCAGGTGATTGTATGATGCCTTAAGACGGATTCCATCGGGGAGTTGAAAAAAGTTCGTCAGGGCGGTGGTCCAGTTTTCGGCCTCGGGGATAATGGCATCCTGGTAAAGGCTTTTCTTTGCCTCCATGACGTTGGAGAAAGTGCTCCCAGCTTTAAATCCTAATAAAAACATTGGGAAATCGTAACAGTCGGCAATCTGGCGGGTATCGTCCTCGATTTCTTCAAAGAGCATCAGTTCCTTGGTGGGGAATGTCATGGCTTGCCATTTTAAGCTGGCGTTGGTAATGATGACCTGGAATTGTTCCCGGCTCATGCCATAGGTCTGGAAGTCATCCTGGAGATCTTTCTTCTCTTTCGGGCGCAGGGGTATGGTACCTCCCACGTCTCGTCCGTCGTTGGAGAGTATTCCCAGGGCGCCTTTGCGGGTGATCAGTACATTGCGGGCTTCATAAGCTGCGATAATGTTGGAAACTGGCGCAGCCAGGGCAAACAGGCGGCTCATTCCATGCAGGAGGAGGTCTGATCGCTGGGTCACATACATGGAAACGTCACGTATCATCAGTATTTGATCCTGAGGGATGTCTGTTTGAAAGCCGTTGAAGGATATTGTGTACCCTGTGATAATTTTATTCGCTTCGGTCTGATTGAATAGTTTCCCTGTGACTTTTTCGGTAATTATCCAGTTCGGGATCACCCAGACGGTTGTGGCTTCTGATGCTTTGAACCCGATTGAGGTTACTGGAAAAATGTAAACTTCGCCGAACACCTGTTCATAAAGTTTGGCCTGGGCTGCGAATTCATTCCATGTCTGCAGCGGGTTGGGATGCTTAAGTATTGAAGTTAAAACCCCGAGAGGCCCCTTTGTAATTTTCACCAGGTCGTCATGTTCGTCGACAATCGTGTACCTGGCATTCATAAAGGCCCGGACTTTTTTATTGATGATCGCATTGACCGAAGGGCAGTTGGTATATGCCCATGCCTGGCCAGCCATTGTTGCTGTTTCCCGGTTGGTACTCCAATTCTGCATGAAGGTGTAGAATGCATCGGCTCCCTCCTGGGCGTCATCCAGCCGTATGGGCCGGTTCAGAGAATAAGTTTTGCGCTGAACAAATGGGAAGGTCTTGGTTAACTTCATGACAGGTGTTTAAATCTGGCGACAAATTTAATTCTCAATTTCTCTATTGACAAATAAATATTTGAGCAAGGCTGCTGAAGGTTGGTAAAATTCGGCTGTTTTTTTTTTGTTAATTCCCCCACAGTTGACCTGGAGAGTTTTATCCTCTGTTGAAAACTTTTTCCTTTTCCTCTTAAAAAAAAAAATTATTTTTCATTTGGGGTTTTCCTCCCTTCCCTTCCCTTCCTTTCCCTGTTCCCTTCCCTGTTCCTTTCCTTTCCTTTCCAGCGGTGATTGTTCGAGAATGATTCACCGAACGTTCGGTGAATGATTCACCGAACGTTCGGTGAATTAAAAAACATAATAATCTGTTAACTAAATCAATACAAAATGTACACAGTATTATTTATTTATAAATACCCAAAACGGAAATAAAATCTTTTTTGACCAGATTTGCCTTTTTTCGATTTGAAATCGAAATTCTCCCAATTCTTTTCTGATTTTTCCCAAAAAATTTTTGAAATCCCGTCACTTTTTTGAGCAAAAAAATGAACCCAAGGACCATTTTTACCCCAAAAATATTCCAATTTTATTCCATATTTCTTGTCAAAAATATTCCAGTTTACTCTTTCCGCCGGTACTCTTTTGGTCGCTACTCTATTTCGATTTTAGTCAAAAATTGGTTTATTGGCGTTTCCGCACTTTCGCTTTCCGGATAGCTCTAAAATAATCGGTCTTTCCCTCTGGTCTGGCCTGTTTTTAATGGTATTCCCGTTCCGGCTTTTCCCGTTTCGTTCCTCGGGGTCCCGGTCCCCTGGGCTGGGTGTTCATTTCGGGATTGTCTGTTGGTTCGCTTTGTCCTTAAATCAAAAGAAAGGGCTGTTTTACCCCGTTTGTTCTTTGTCCCTGGTCACCCGGTCCTGTTTTCCTTTTCTTAAAGGCCTTCTTCCTTTGTCCCTGGTCTCTTTGGGGCAAAGAAAAACCCGGATACCTTTCGGTCCCGGGATGTTCTCCCTTGGCTGGTTGTCCCTGGTTAAGCCAGGAGGGCTATCAAAATCGTGATTGCAATGGCTACCAGGGTTATCTTTACTTTTATCTTCATCCTTCCTTCCTTCCTGGGCTGGTTGCTTTGTCCTTTTTTGGGGTGTCCAGGTCATCCGGATTGCCTCCTGGACCCCGTTCCGGCTTTCTCAATCCGTGGCTCTCGATGTATTCCTTGATCGCTTCCTGGATTTGGTCCGTCACCCCGTTCTTGTAGGTGGCGTTCTCCTGCAGGGTGTCCAGGTCCTCCTTGTAGAGGGTCAAGGTCCTGTTGACTGTTTGTTCGTTGTACTTTCTCATGGCTGTTCCTCCTCGTTAAAATATTCATAGCTGAATATCCAGCCTTTTTTGTCATATTCGGCTAAAAAGTTTTCCATCGATTCTTCTTCGGAATCTCCAAAAAAGAAGACCTTGGCTCCCTGGGAGTTGGTTGCTGTCAATTTTACATTTGTTTTCATGTCTGTTTAGGTTTTTGTTTTAAAATTGGGTTTGGGTTAAAGTTTTTGTTTAGGTTGGTCTCCCCGTCTATTGTAAATGCTCGGTTATCAATCCTTTTTTCCCCCTTCCTTTTTCCGCATCTGTCAAGCTGACATGTCTTTGTGTTTTTTATGTCAATCTATCATACGTGATTTACTTACTTTTGTACGTGTTTCACGTAGAGTGTTTGGTGTTTGTTGTTTGTTGGTGTTGGGGTTAAAGGTGCGATTATTTTGATTTACGGGGTTAAGGGGTTGTTTTTCTTGGTTGGTTTTTAAAATGGTGGTTTTTCTTCTTCCTGTTGTTGATGTTCGGCTTTGTTCCGGGCCTCGATGGCTTGCCAGAAGGTTCCGGTGGTCAGGATCCTTTTGTCTTTTCTGGGCCAGTCCCATCGCTTCTTTTCGATCCCGTAGGTTGTTCCTCCGGCGTCGTTGGTGTAGGCGATGGCGTTGTAGTCGTGGCTGTTCATGGGTGTTTGTTTGTTGGTGGTGTGTTTGTGGTTCAAAGGTAATTTATTTCCTGGTTGAGCAGGACCGTCAGGGCGGCTTCCCGGTAACCGTCCCGGATCAGGTTCCGGGTGATGTGCTGGATGTCTTTCTCGTCCTCTCGTTTGCGCTGGAGGATTCGGTCCTTTTCTGTGTTACTCATTGCTGTTGGCATGGTGGCTTTTGGTTTTTGCTATCTGCGGTTTGGTGTTCACGTTTGTTTCTCTCAATTATCAGGGTTGGGAGCGCCCAGTTGAAGGTTGATTTGTGAACCGTGGAGTATCCCAGAAGGATACCCCACGTATGTTCTTTCTTAAAATATCCGGTCATGGATAACCAGATGACCCGGATATAGAGGAGGAGGTTTGTCATATATCGCTTGTTAGATGGATTAAGAGCCATCGCCATAGCCATAGCCATAGCCATAGCCAGAGCCATCGCCATCGCCATCGCCATAGCCATAGCCAGAGCCAGAGCCATCGCC